ATTGCGCAGGGCCGTACAAACACTTATCTGCAAGGCTCTAAGCGTTCAGATAAAATTAAAGGCTGTCCTTCAGGATCTGGTTGTAACAGCAATGTAACTGAGTGGTACAAAGTGGACGGTTGTCCTACTCCTCTCACTCAAATTACAGATGTTGTTAACTGGAACGCACAGTGTGGTGATATTATCACTGTAACACTTCGTGCTCACTCTAGCTACCTTGACACATTGTACTTCAACGGTTTTACTCGTTCAGTAACTGTAAACGCACCTTGTTGTGATTGCGGTGGTGATCCTTGTACTAGCGTTAATGTACCTGCTTTGATCGATGATGTGATTTATCACTTCAATCTTCAAGCTCCTGGTAACAACCCTGACAACATCACTTTCTCTGACTTCTATCAGTTCCAGAGAATTGGTAACGACCAAAACGCTTTCTTGCGTATCACTGGTAAGCCTCTTACCAAATATGGTCAGCCTTGTGATGTGGCAGCATTTCCTTTCGAGTATGACAGAATGTGGTTCCGTACATTCGTATTTAGCGGACCTGCAACCACAGCTGACTTCATTGTAGCTGATCCTTGTAACACTGTTGCTGATCCTGTTGTAGTACAGCGTTCTTCTTACGCTTCTGGTACTTCTGCAGAGATTGCACAATTAGAGAAAAACTTCTACAGCTACCAAGCTGGTTACTTGAAGCATCTCTACAGGATGAACGGTTACAATGAGAACTTTGAAAGCTGGGTGAGTGATGGTACTACATATACCACTTACTACATCAAGTTTAATGAGTTCGACAAGTCTGCTTATCAGTGGGGCGATTATATCTATGAAGACAGCACTGTAATCATTGCTCTTCAAAAGGATAGCGCTATGGAAACCGCTGTAGAAGCAGTTCTTGTGGCAGGTCTTGGTGCAGTTGTTGCTCAGAATGGTGCGTGTGTAACGACCACTTCTACTACAACCACTGTATGGCCTTCTACTACTACAACATCAACCTTGATTCCGTAATAGTAGGCAAGTAACATAGATTATATAACCTAAGCCAGAGGTGAGAGGATACTACTCAATCCTCTGGCTTATTTATTTAAAGCAACATGGCAGATTTAAAACTAGACATATTAGTAATTCCTACGTACAATGTAGAAACACTTGGAGTTGCTGATGCATCTGTATATCCAACTAATCCACCTGTTGTTTCTGGTGCTACAATTGAAATTACTGTTCCTGGATTTGGAACATTTATTAAACCATTCAGCGTTAACGACTTTAACATATTTACAACATCAAACTTAGGTATAACCCCACCAGGTATAGATCAACCTCTACCTGATGGGGTTTATCGTTTAAAATACTCTGTAGCTCCTGCATACTTGAACTTCGTAGAGAAGTCAATTGTGCGTGTTGAACAGTTACAGGAGAAGTTTGATGGCGCGTTTATGAAGCTTGATATGATGGAATGTGATAGAGCTATTAAGACACAAGCAAAGGTGGACTTAAACTCTATATACTTCTTCATGCAGGGGTCTATTGCCGCTGCTAACAATTGTGCTGAGATTGAAGCAACAAGATTATACACCCAGGCAGACATGATGCTGAACAATTTTATAAAGAACAATTGTGGATGCTCTGGAACCAACTACGTAATAAATTTCTACTAATATGGCTATGTGTAAAAAATGTGGAGCTAAGGTTGGATGTGGATGTCAATTGATTAACGGTCTTTGTGCAGCATGTAATGGTGCTGTAAAACAAGGAAGAAAACTTATAGGAAATGTTATCACCCAGGCTCACAAATTGTCCAGAGTGCGCTAGTATACCAGTATTAATTGCTGATATAGATTGTAAACTAGCTTCTCTTGCAAACAATTTGTATAATAATGTTGTGTTTATGTTGAACCAGCCTGTGCCTGGAGGGGTGATGCTGGACCTCATAAACTACAGAAGAATACTTGCATACAAGTATTGTAACCCCGATTATGCTGCTCCATTCACAGTGAATATGATTGCGAGTAGAGTAAAACTTTTAAAATATAAATAAATGTCTAACATTTGTTCAAATTGCTATAATGGTTGTGTAGAAACAATATCTGATCAATGTGTAAGATATACAGGTGTAGATGTTCCTGTTTTGGGAATCCAAACAGGAGACTCTCTTTCGTATGTTGAACAAGCGTTGATTACATTTCTCACATCCACTCTTGATGGAAATGGTATAGTGTTAACTATCGATCCTCAAGTCATTTGTCAGATTGTAAATAAGAATCTCGTAGCGTGTGAAGGTCTTGATCTTCCAAATGTTGTTACTGCGATTATCAAAGCTGTTTGTGAGCTTGATACCAGACTAACCACTTTAGAAGGAAGGTTTAATACATTAGAAGGACCTTATACAATAGGTTGTCTTACTGGTGTAACATCAACCTCTGGAACACATGCAATTCTGCAAGCTGTTATTACAAAGCTTTGTGCTGTAGAGGTTACTCTAAATGCTCTTGCTCTTAACGTAAGTACAAACTATGTTAAGCTTTCTGATCTTAACTCTCTGATTGCAGCCTATATAGCTAGCGCTGGAACTAGTACTAAGTTTTTCAACCGTATGGTTCCTTATGCTGTTGTAGAATACTACGGTAGTCTCACAGGTAAGTTTGATGGTACAGGTGCTGGTATTGCTGGAACTGATTGGGAGAAAATCTACCTCTGTAATGGTAACAATGGCACTCCTGATAAAAGAGGACGTGTACCAGTTGGTGCTACAACAGGTATGGGTGGAGGAGCTTTCAATCCTGCAGTGGATCCTGGTGTAGCTGGTAATCCTGCTTATGCCTTATTAGGAACTGCTGGTTCTAACACGGTAACTCTTTCAGCTACAGAAATCCCTGCTCACTCTCACTCAGCTACAGCCACTGTATCTGATCCTGGACACTTGCATACAATTGCATATGCCCATGGACAAGCTGATCAGAATGAGCCTGGTGCATATGGTGATCTTATGGATATGAATGGTACAAAGAGCTCGTCTACTAGCACGAACACAGCAGTTACAGGAGTTTCTGTAGCAGTCAGTGTTGGTTCTACAGGAGGCGGATTAGCCCATAATAACTACCAGCCTGGTCTGGGATGTTACTACATTATGTACATTCCTTAATGTAAAGAATAGATGTCTAAACAAAACTGTGATCCTTGTAACCCTGAACTAACTAGTTCTAACAACGTAAAGTATGATGGACCTAATCTCCCATGTACAGCTGTACATACGTGTGACTCGCTCACTGTAGCTCTACAAAAGATAGACGAGAGAGTTTGTAAACTAGGAGGTAGTTCTGGTACTAGTGGTACTAGTGGAACTTCTGGTTCCAGTGGTACATCTGGTATAAATGGAACATCAGGCTCGTCTGGAAGCAGCGGGTCTAGTGGTTCTAGTAGTACGTCAGGTACTTCTGGAACTACTGGTACGTCTGGTAGTTCAGGAACCAGGGGGACTAGTGGTAGCTCAGGTTCTTCAGGGAGCTCTGGAACTACTGGTACAGGAGGATCATCTGGAAGTAGTGGTACGTCTGCTACTTCTGGCACATCAGGTACAAGTGCAACAAGCGGCAGTAGTGGAACTACAGGCACAAGCGGTACTAGTGGTAGTACAGGTACCTCAGGGACCAGTGGGACATCTGGTACATCTGCTACTTCTGGTAGCAGTGGTACAACTGGTACAAGTGGAATAAATGGTACATCTGGTAGCTCTGGAAGCAGCGGAAGCAGTGGAACGAGTGGAACGAGTGCAACAAGTGGAAGCAGTGGTACGACAGGTACTTCTGGTACTTCTGGTATTGAAGGTACATCTGGTACGAGTGGGACAACAGGAACAAGTGGTACAACAGGTACAAGTGGTACTAGCGGTACTAGCTCCACCTCAGGCACTAGTGGGACATCAGCAACTAGTGGCTCATCTGGAACTTCTGGAACAAGTGCCACTGATGGAACAGGTGGTACATCTGGATCAAGTGGTTCATCAGGAACTTCAGGTACAGATGGAACTTCTGGTACGAGTGGCACTAGTGGCAGTACAGGCACTAGTGGTAGCAGTGGTAGCAGTGGTACATCTTCTACGAGTGGAACTTCTGGTACAACTGGCACCAGTGGAAGTAGTGGTACCTCAGGAACATCTGCTACGTCTGGTACATCTGGACTTAGTGGCGATAGATATGCTACAACTTCTTCTTCAACTTATACATTACAAGCTCCTGGTGGAACAGGTACAATCACTGTAGGTACAGGATTGTCTTATTCCCTAGGACAGTCTATTATTATAACATATTCCCTAGATGCCTTTAAACATAACGAGGCAATCATTACAGCTTACAACCCTGGCACAGGTAGTTTAAGCTTCCAGGTAACAGGACAAACTGGTACAGGCACTTATTCATCTTGGGAAGTGAATCTTGACGGTGCTACGGGAGGAGATGGATCACACGGTACATCAGGAACTACGGGCACCAGTGGAACATCAGGCACAAGTGGCACTAGCGCTACAAGTGGATCGTCTGGCTCATCTGGAACTACAGGAACCAGTGGTAGCTCAGGAACATCTGGAACAACAGGTATAGATGGTACTTCTGGTACATCAGGAATTGATGGTACGAGTGGAAGTAGTGGTACAAGCGCAACCAGTGGCACAAGTGGCACAACAGGAACTAGTGGAACTACAGGAACATCTGGATCTTCTGGAAGTTCTGGTTCTTCAGGAACTAGTGGAAGTAGCGGATCAAGTGGATCAAGCGGCACAAGTGCTGTTAATGGCACTAGTGGCAGTAGTGGATCTAGTGGAAGCAGTGGAACTAATGGAACAGGAGGCACCTCTGGTACTTCTGGTAGTTCGGGATCTAGTGGTTCCTCTGGAACAGCTGGAACGAGTGGTATAAACGGTACGTCTGGTACCACAGGCACTTCTGGTAGTTCTGGTACTTCTGGCACAAGTGCTACTAGCGGTAGTTCAGGAACTACAGGAACGTCTGGTACAACTGGTTCATCAGGTACTAGTGGAAGCTCTGGAACATCAGGAACCAGTGCTACAAGTGGTTCATCAGGTACAACAGGAACAAGTGGAACATCTGCTACTTCAGGAACCAGTGGTTCAAGCGGTACGTCTGTATCTGTATCTGGAACAACAAACTATGTTGTTAAGTTTACTTCAGCAAGTACAATAGGTAATAGTCAGATCTTTGATAATGGTACTCAACTTGCAATAAATACTGCAAGTCCAAGTGGTTTTGGTACGCAAAGGTTTTTAGTAGTAGGTTCAGCTGCATCACAAATTGCAAGATTTACTGATGGAGCAAATGGAGATTTAGTATTTGACTTCCCTTCTACAACTATATCAAGAATTACTGCACAATATGGAACGGGTGGTGTTTTAGTATTTGCCAATGGTACAGGGTTTACCGAGCGTATGCGTCTTGACGCTTCAGGCAATTTAGGATTAGGAGTTACACCGAGTGCGTGGAGTAGTAGTTGGAAAGCATTTGAATTTGCCGCAGCTGCTATTGCGTGGACAGGTGCCGGAGCAAATGATTTTAGTTTTAGCACTAATTCATTTTTTGATTCAACGGACTCAAGATGGGAGTATAAAAGCACAGGAGATGGTGCAGCAAGATATTCAATGACGGCTCTTACAGGTCAGCATCGTTGGTTTACTGCTCCTATTGGAACGGCAGGTGCAGCTATATCTTTTACTCAAGTAATGACTTTGAATACGTCAGGTAATTTGTCTATTGGAAACACTAATGATACATATAAACTTGATGTAACAGGTCAAATAAGAGTAAACGGAAGTACAAATGAACAATTAATCGTTGATTATACAATTGTAAGTGGTGGTTTTACTTGGCAATCATTTAGATTAAACGGAACTAATAGATATAGGATATTTGGTAACACTGATAATAGTTTTACTTTATGGAGTGATGTTTTATCTTCAAATGTATTATCAATAGCCTCTACAGGAGCAGCTACATTCTCAAGTAGTGTAACGGCAAATTACGGAGGTACTTTTATTATTCCGAGTGAAAGTCCTGCAAGTGGTAATGTGGCTTTAATTGCAAAAACATCAAATGGTGCAAACGATATATTTAGGTGGTATGATGGTGCAACACAATTAGGAGTATTTAAGAATAGTGGTAACGTAGGTATAGGTACAAATTCACCTGTAGCAAACCTTCATGTTACAGGAGTTTGTGGGGCAGGGTCAAGTGGTAGTTTTTCAATAGCAGCTCCTGCAAGTGGAGGCGGATGTCCATCATATTTTATAATGGGGAATAATGATAGTGCAGGAGTAGCAGGTCCTAACGTTATTATGTCAGCTAATAGACAGCTTTTATTTGGATTAGGTAATAGCTTCTCATCATCAACAGGTGGTACATTTAGTGAATTGATGCGCATAACAAGTGATGGTAACGTAGGTATAGGCACTTCAAGTCCTATATCAAAATTAACAGTTGATAATACTACAAATAATATATGGTTATCTATTAATAATGGTCGTAATAGTGGTAGTTCTCCAACATATGGGCTTTCTATTACAACAAGCCACGCTTCAAGTAGTTTAAATGATGTAAATCACTATGGTGCGTACATTGTACCAAACTTTACTACATCATCATCAAACCTTGGTAGTGTTTATGGTATGTTTATACAACCTACTGAAAGTGGTTTTTATAATATAGGTTATGGATATGGTCTTTATGTAAAAGCGATAACAGTCAATTCAGGTACTATATCAAATAACTATGCTGCTGTTTTTATGGGAGGTAATGTTGGCATAGGCACTGTAACACCAAGCTATTTATTAGATGTTCATTCTTCTGCAGGAGGTTCATTTTCTACAATTCGTTCAAACAATGGTTTTACAGGAGCTTCTGATGGTTCTCAGATTTTACTTGGTAATTCTGCAAACTTTACAAATGCTTACTTTAGATTAAATGGTGGTGGCAATAGTTCACAAGCAGGAATAGGCTCATTAAATATAGGAGTTACAGAAGCCGTACCTATGGCGTTTTATACGTCAAATTCTGAACGTATGCGCATAACAAGTGGGGGGAATGTTGGTATAGGTTGCACAGACCCAACTTCTATAAATATTACAGGAGCAAATTACCCTGTATTACAAATAAGAGATGGGGTTGGAGATGGACAACTTAGAGTTGGTGGAGTGGGTGATGGTACTGTTGGTTTATTGCTTGATTATGATAATTCAGCTTATACTACAACAACTATAAGGTCATTATATGGTGCTACATCAAATGACGCAGCTTTAAATATTGATGCAGGTTATATAACATTTAGAACAGGGACATCTTTCTCCGAACGTATGCGCATAACAAGTGGGGGGGATGTATTAGTAAACGCAACAGCAACCACTCAAGGAGCTAAGTTCTATGTAAATGGGATAGGTGCATTTGGAAGTGTATATGTTGGAGCATTAGGTACAGGTACTGTTTACTCAAATGCAGGATTCCTAACCAATACCAACCCTTCAGACAGAAGATTAAAAACCAACATCATACCACTTACCTATGGTCTATCTGATATATTAAAACTAAACCCTGTTTCATATAATTGGAAAGATGGAACCAATGGTAAACAATTTGGATTCATAGCACAAGAAGTACAAGAAATAATGCCTGATGCAGTTAAAGATGGTGAATATCTTGGACTTGAAAAAGATGCTATCTATTCAGCTTTGGTAAATGCAATTAAAGAACTTAAACAAGAATTAGACACTTTAAAAAATAAATAAAATGGCAACAACAGTATTTGAATGGGTAATCAGCGAATTAAATTGCGCTGTAGAATCAGAAGGTCTACTAGATGTAATCAATATGATACATTGGAGATATAACGCAACACAAGAGCATGATGGTAAACTTTATTTTGCAGACACTTATGGTGCATCAAGTGTAGCACAACCAAACCCACAAAACTTCATTCCTTACGCGGATGTAACAGAAGCTGAGGTTATTGGTTGGCTAGAACAAATACTTCCTGTAGATGCTATGCAATTATCTTTGGAGAACAACATTGCTCTACAGATTAATCCTGTTGAAGTTACACTTCCATTACCATGGCTTTCAACAACAACCACCACCACCACTACACTATAATTTATTAAAAATCCTGTTTTGTTGGTTTTACAGGATTTCTCCTGGGGCTTCGGCCCTGGGAGTTTTTGTTTAAACTCTAACCAACTTGGTTAGAATGGATAACCAGAAAGGTTAAAATAATTTGGAAAATACCAAAAAACCTTCGTACCTTTAGGGCAATTTTAATTCAAAAAAGTTGTAAATGCCTGAAAATCAATCCCTTCTGCAACAACTGGAGCAAATGCTCCACTGGAAAAAGAGCAAAAAGTTCTATGCAGACAAACTAAACATCACAGAGAACGAGGTGGATGAGTTACTGAAGGGGTTGCGAGGGTCAGAAGAAATACAGAATGATGCTGAGATTTCAAACTACATTGGAGAGTTAGAAGACCATGTAGTAAGGTTTTTAGAGGATATACAGAAAGGAACAGGTGAGGTGGTATTCAACTCTAAAGATGAAATCAAAAGCTTAGATGAGTTAATTGAAAAGTGCAATATTGACACAGAGAAATGGGAGATAACTAAATACGTACAGAACTATTGGGGAAATGGTGAAACTCCTCATTGGCAAGTAAAAGCATGGTTGGGTAAGAAGAAGGATGAGCAAGTGTTTCAAGATAGCTTCATATCCTTCCTAGAGAACTACCAACCAATATCTCCAGAAGTAATGGCTCCTAAGTATGCTGAAGGTAAGAAAGATGCTTGCCTAATCATTAACAAACAGGATTCCCATTTAAATAAGTTAGACATAGGAGGAGAGAATGATATAGACCATCGCTTTGGTGATTTCATCCAGAGGGTGGAAATAATCCTAAATCAAGCTTCCCTATCTAACAATCTCACAGATATCAAATACATTATTGGTTCTGATGAGTTCAACAGTGAGTTCACCAATTCAACTACAAAGGGCACTCCCCAACAAAACATCCTTTCATATCATGATGCGTTTCAGGCAATATGTGATCATGAAGTGAGCGTGATAAACCTGCTCCTTCAGAAAGGAGAAAATGTGGATGTTATATTTGTAGCTGGTAATCATGATGAATATGTAGGATGGCATTTAGCCAGTTGGTTACAAACCTACTTTAGAAGCGAAGAGCGTGTGTTCTTTGACATCTCTCCAAGATATAGAAAGTATGTGAGCTATGGTACATCAGCATTAATGTTTAACCACGGAGATGCTTTAAAACCTGCAAAGCTTGCTGGCTTGTTCCCTATGGAGTTTAAAACTGAATGGTCAGAGCATGACAACTTCTACATATTCACAGGTGACAAACACCATGAAATGAGTCTTGATTTCAATGGTATTAAGTTCTATCAACTACCTGCATTCTCTACAGCCAAGAGTTCTTGGGATGATAAGAATGGATACACCGTAACCAAGGGTGAGGTGACAGGGTTCTTGATAGATCTCCAAGATGGAATAACAAACATATTCAAACAGTATTTATAATGTCAACTTTTAGGAAGCTAGTTTCAGATGTACGTTCTATGCACAAGTTGCTCTCCACGGACAACTTGATCACGGATAGAGCTGTCATGTCTGAAATTAGAAACAATGCCTTCCTCTTGATTAAGCGTGAGACTAATCTGAGGAAGTTATGGGCAACCGATACAGTTTTTACCACCATTCCCTGCTTGGAGATGGTGGAAGTTCCTATTTCTGAATGTTGTGATTATGTAGATCCTTGCACAGTGGCTAGAACAAGATTCAAGCTGCCTAGGATTACAGAGGGTAATTATCAATATGTCATTCAGGGTGTTTATTCAATTAACGCTATGAGTGGTCAGGGAAAGAAACTTAAGGAAATAACCATCAACCGATACGTGAACTTGCTCAAGCTTCCTATAATTAAAAATGAGGAATACTATTGGATTTCTAACGGATATCTGTATGTGAACAATCCACTCTTAAAAGCAATCAGACTTGTTGCTCTTTTCGAGGAAGATGTTCCAAATGAGATAATGTATCCAGAATGTGGATGCGGAACTCCTAGCTATACACCAGAGCAACTGTGTGTAAATCCTTTAGATAAAGAATCTCCAGTTCCTGGCTATCTAGAAAAGCAGGTGTTGGAGCTCACTTCTCAGAAGCTTCTCTCTACGTATTTCAAATTGAAGACAGACATCACAAATGATGGAGTTGATGGTCAAGCACCTAACGCTCCAAATTTGAGATAAGATATGAGAGTAAAGATAGACTGGAGAAGCGCCAGCAAAGAAAACTACAACAGTTTCTGTAAGAAACATCCGTCCATAAAGCTCACCTTTGATCAATGGAGAAACATCGTTTATTCTTTTAACGATGCATTTAAAGAATACATTCTTGAGACAGGAGAGAAAGCAAAGCTGCCTTTTGGTTTTGGTGAGTTTGCCATAAACAAGAAAAAGCGTAAGAAGGTAAAAGACATTCATGGAAAAGAGTTTGTCAACCTTCCTATTGATTGGAAAAAGACAAAGGAGAAAGGTAAACGTATTTACAACTTTAACTTTCACACAGAGGGCTTCTTCTTTGGATGGGTGTGGTTTAAGTCAACAGCTAGATTCAGACAATCACCGTTGTGGTATTTTAAACCTTCCAGAAACACGTCTAGACTTCTTTCTCACTATCTAAGAGCTGACGATAAATATCAACATCTCTATCACGAATGGAAAAAGTAAAATAGATGTCATACTATTACAAATATAATTTTATCAGCCCTGCGCCTGTATACGCTACAGTTAAGGAGGAATTCAAAAGCTATTTTGATACAGGAGCAGTTGATGATTTAATGTTCCCCACCTATCTAGACAAGTGTCTTAGAAAGTTGGGTAGAACAACTTATGTGATTTCTCAGGAAATCCTACACATTAACGACTATCAAGCTAGACTCCCAGACAACTTCTTTGCTGTGAGAGAGGCTTGGATGTGTACAGCTGTGAATGGTTTCCCTTATCAACAGGCTAACTCATTCTACTCACAGGCTGCTACAGCTACAACAATTCAGGTGAGCCCTATCACCACAGATTGTCCAATCCCTAGTCCTTGTTGTGGTAATGTAGGATGTGATGGTTCTTGTATGCCTGAACTCATTCAAACAGTGTACAAGACTAATAATGAAGCAGCAGTTAGCTATCGTAGAGAATACCTATTAAAACCTGGTAACATTTCTGCACAAGGTAACTGTGGTGTAGACTATACCAATAACTGGGAGTTCTATGCACAGGCACCTCCTATTAATGAGTTCACTCCTGGTTCCTCTTGGTATGACTCATTTGATATCAGAGACAATAAGTTTGTCACTAACTTCCGTAATGGTGTGGTGCATCTGTTGTTTTATGCTACAGAATATGATGCTGGTGGAAATCAGTTAATTCCTGACAACTATCGTATTAGAGAATATGTTGAAGCTTTCATCAAGTATAAGGTGATTGAAACGCTCACTAATCAAGTGAACGATGAGACATACAATCAGCTAGAAAGGAAGATGATGAACTACAAACAACAGTCTGAAGAAGCTTTCATCATGGCTGATATTGAGATTAAGAAGCAAGATCCTTGGACTAAGCAACGTAGGATTAAGAATGACTTGAACAGATTTAACATGTATGAACTTCCTAATCGTACTAATAGATACGGTTGGAGACGCAATAATTAATACTAATGGCTGAACAGGAACAAGGCAATATTAGACAGGAGTATAACAATGCTACTACAGGTCTTAACATGGACCAAACCCCTAACCAAATTGCAAAGGGGAAACTAACGTATGCAATAAATGCTACTGTTGAAAACTATGATGCTAATTCTGTAAACTATCAGAATGAGCCAGGGAACGAACTTTGTGTTACGTTCCCTTCAGGTTTTGTGCTTATAGGTAATCACTTCATCCAAGAGAAGAACAAACATATATTCTTTATCACTAACCCTGATACAGGAGCTAGTCAGATTGGACAGATGGAGAATAATGATTGCGTATATCGTGTAATTGTAAATGCTCCTTGCCTCAACTTCAATACTGGCTACCCCATCCACAAGGTGGCACATAAGATAACTAATTGTACCACAGAGATTTATTGGACAGATGGATTCAATCCTAGAAGATATTTGGACATTGACAATATTCCAAAAGTTCTAAAATCTGGAACTCCGTTCTGTGATCCAGAATATACAGACGACCTAGACTGTAATCAACTTAAACTTCAACCCAACTTTAATATCCCTCAACTGGAGGTAACTGATGTTACTAGCACAGGTAATCTGATTGCTGGTACATATCAGTTTGCTGCACAATACTCTGATGCTCAGGGTAATCCTTACACGTCCTACTATTCTGTTACCAACCCAACACCTATTGCTGATAAGTTCATTACATCAGTGAACTTCAACTATCCTGTTGGGAAGTCTATCATCCTCAATATAAGCAATCTTGAGGACACAGGGCTTTACCAGTATTTTAACTTAGCGGTGATTAAGACAGTGAATAACATCACTTCTGTCGAGCTAGCTGGTACATATTACATCGATGCTGTTCAAAAGGAAATCACATACACTGGTCAGAACGTTACACAAATCAGACTGACTATCAATGATATATTTGAGAAGTTCCCTTATTACGACATTGCTCAAGATCTTACAACAGCACAAGATGTCTTGATATGGGACAACCTTACATCTATTGATCGTATTAACTACCAAAGCATTGCTAATCAAATTCCTCTGTTATGGGAAAGCTGGAGAATTCCTGCTGACCAAAACTATTCAGATGAGTTGAATGCCACCAATCTCAGAGGTTATTTGAGAGATGAGGTGTATGCTTTTGAGATAGTGTTCTTGCTTAAGAATGGTAAGCAGACAGATGGATTTCATATTCCTGGTAGAATCAAAGGCGCTACAGAGAACTTACAACCTGATGTACCAGATACCAACCCAGACTTTATAGGCGTTCCTGATTACACATCTGGAGGAATAGGATATAGCTCTTATTGGAAAATCTACAATACAGGATCTGTTATTGGTACAAGTCCTGGATATTCTCCAGCTCCTGACTACAGAGGTCCTTATCAGTATGGTGAGTTTGGTTATTGGGAATCAACAGACACCTACCCATGTAACAAAGATGTGTGGGGCGATCTTGCTGGTCAGCCTATTAGGCACCATAAGTTCCCTGACATCAATGTAAGTCCTGCTTACGAATCTAAGATATTTACAGGACCTTCAGGTATGGTTCAGGGTAATGATGCTGTGTTCCCTATTGGTGTACAATTAGATGTACAACTAGTGAGCTCACTTATTCAGACATCCACTCTTACACCAGAACAGAAAGATGATATTGTAGCATTTAAAATCATTCGTGCTGATCGTGGTACAAACAAGTCTATTGTTGCTAAGGGTATCCTTAGAAACGTAAATACGTATGAGAGAGAAGAGGAAACCTACTACTATCCTAACTACCCATACAACGATCTTAACCCAGATCCATTCCTTAATACAACTAACAATGCCTACTCACAAATCTGTGATGGGTATAGTGTATTCATAGACACACTTGTTGTAGACCCTGCTGGTGGACCTTCTTTTGCTGAGGTGGAATACACTGATTGCAATACGAACAAAACAACAAAGAAGAAATACTTTGCAATTGGTCAATATCCACTTTGCTCAATAGGTAAGCCTACAATCCTTGGTCCTGCAACAGGAAGGGTGGGGCTTTCTACATATGAGATATGGACAGCTCAGGTTTGTAATCCAAGTCCTTTTGCATTTGCCAGAGGTGGTAGAATTGAGTGGAACGACATCTATACAGGTGTCACTACACAGTGGGTGAATGGATGGCCTACCTCTCCAGTGTATACATTATATGTAGTTCCTGGCACAGGTGGTCCTGTACAAATTGAAGGTCCTGGTAATATTTGTTTCACTGGTCCAACACTTGTTACAGGTGCAAATTGTAAAGCTGAGAATCCTCAACCTGGATTTACAGAGAAATACAGACAGATATTTAACTCTCCTGAAACTTCTTTTGGACAGCCTTTCTTAGGTGGTGTTCTTAAGCTTGAGAGTGTAATGTTTGGTAGAGGTAAAGGTCACTTTGTTGAGGTGAGAGATAATGCTAAGTACAAACTCTTAACAGAAGAAGCTCAGCGTGATGCTCTTGAAAGTGCTGAAGAACTAGGTGATGTAACCACACCATTCAATGCGACTGCTATGTTTACAGCATACCAGGCGTATTTAACCATCTATGTAAATGGCATCACAAGGAAGAACTATGCTTACTCTTTCAACTCCATAGGAGATTATAACTATGGGGTGGGAGTTCCTGATGATCTAGGGATTAAGCAACGTAACCTTGACATCGCTAGATATTTGATTCCTGGTGTACAGAACGTTGGTGATATATACAACATCAACAACTTCCAAAGAGAATCATCTGTCTACCTAAGAACTGACCTAGATAGACCAGGTCTTCCCTTCCCAGACCAAAGCCCTAACATGTTGTCTGCAGGAAGTTCAATAGTTACAGACATATCAAGATTCACTATATCAGAAAGAAGCAAGTGTCAAGCTCCTGCTAAGGAAGAAGACATGTCTGTTGTTTCTTATTACGCATCTCTTAAGAATGTATTTGTTAACCAATACGGACAAATCTATTCTTACACCACGGTGGACACTGGTTTCCAAGTGCCTGTGGATGATGTTACTCCCAATATACAAACAGTGTTTGGTGGTGATACATTCATTAGCAGGTTTGCATTCAAGACCAAGCTTCCATTCTTTATTGACAACCGTGTGAATGCTCCTGATGATAGTGATATATTCTATGATGAGATAGGTAACATAGCCTATCCAAAATACTGGCATTCAGCACGTTCTATTCTTAGAGACTACACTATTACAAGTGTAGGTGTGTTATCAAACATTATTTCCTACAAGGCTCACAACTTTGACTGTCCTAACAGTCAGTTTGTAGCTCCTGGGCAACCTAAGGATAGCAATCCTGGAAGAACATTCTATGATGGATACTTCTACCTATTTGCATACGGTATTCCTAATTTCTATTGTGAGAGCTCTTATAACGTAGACTTACGTCAAGCTTTCAACGACAGAGAGGGTGACTTCTGGCCTCACGTGAGTACAGGTATTCCTGATGACTGGGTGCAACAAAGTTATGTTCCTATTGTTCAGGATAACACCTACTTCTATAATGTAACATATTCTAAGCAGAACAAAGAGAATACATTTACAAATCTACCTATTGACTGGAATAGACCTTGCTTCACCTATTATCCTTTCAGAGCTATCTATTCTGATTCTCAGAACATTGACTCTGATAATAGAGTGAACAGTTGGTTGATTTACAGAGCTGTATCTTATTATGACTTCCCTCAGAACTATGGAGATCTTATATCTCTAGATGGAATTCAGAACAAGGCAGTGCTTGCTCGTTTTGAGAACAAGACACTCATGTACAACAACCTCCTTACGATAGATACAAGTAATCCTCAAGCAGCGTATGTTGGTAATCCTCAGTTCTTTAGATCAGCTCCTCCGATTGATTTCGCAGAAACTGATTTGGGATATGTAGGAACCCAAAACAAGATGTTGCTGAAGATTCCACAAGGACAAGTGTCTGTGGATGCTAAGCGTGGTCAGGTATTTTTGATCTCTGGTACACAGGCTGTAGACCTGTCAGGGTTTGGTTCAGGACTTAATAGGTTCTTTACAGACCACCTGGCATTTGAAATCCTGCGTTACTTCCCAGATGTACCTACAGATAACCACTTCACAGGAATTGGTCTACATGGTGTATTTGATAGCAAGTATGACAGGGTGCTTATCACTAAGCTTGACTATGTTCCAAAGAGCAAAGATGTTAAATACGATGCTGTAAAGAGAGAGTTTTATGTTGAAAAGGCATACAAACAAATCCCTTATAACACTACTACTAGTACAACTACCTCTGCTGGTACCACGACTAGTACAACCACATCTGCTGGCACTACCACTAGTACAACAACATTTGGATCAACTACTACAACAACCACTCTTAAACCAATCACTGTACGTGAGAGAGTATATCTAACAGATGAAGAGTACTTCTGTAATAAGAGCTGGACAGTGTCTTTCAACTTCAACACTAAGAGTTGGATAAGCTTCCACAGTTATATCCCTAACTGGTATATTGGTGAGAACAATTTCTTCTATTCTGGTCTTAATGGATGTTGTGATGACTTTGAAGTGATAGCTGGTGTTCCTGGACCTGTTCCAACCACCACTACTACATCTAGTACATCTACCACTTCTACAAGCTCAACTACCACTACAACCACTACAAAGAATTGTAACCTTGCGGGAACTGTTGTAGTTACAAGTTGTAACCTTGTAGGAACAGCAATAGCAATTGGACCAACTCCACCACCTCCTTGTACAAGACCTGTGAAACTATTGAATGATGTATTCTATACAGGATATAATATCGTATCCCCACCATCTAATGTTGTTTCTACAGGAAGTCAATTAGCTGCATGTAACGCTGTTGCCTATCTGAATACATTTGGTGGATCATATGTAAACGTTGTACCTACATTCCTCACTATCCAATATCAAGGACTCTACGTTGGATCTAGGGTGTTTGTGACCAATGGTACAAATGATTGTACAACTATTCCTAATGGTTGGTACTTTACAGGAGCTTCTCAAGCTGTTAACACAGTGTTCCAAGTGGTAGGTGGATTGATTGTATCAATTAATATTTGTCCTACAACCACTACAACAACAAGCACTAGTAGCAGTAGTACAACAACAACGTCATCTACTAGCACAACAACTAGTACATCGTCTACCACTACCACAACAACTACAGCTATACCTGTAACTACTACCACTACATCTAGTAGTAGTAGCACAACTACAACAACAACAGGCACACCAACAACAACCACAACTACTACCACTGCTGTACCTCCAACAACTACTACTACTACAAGTTCTAGTAGCACCAGTACTACTACATCAACTAGTAGCACTAGCACTACATCAACTAGTAGTAGTACAACAACTACAACAACTACAGCTGCACTTAATTGTTCACTTGCTGGAACAGCTGTTGAAGAATATCCATCATAACTTTTAAATATTATATACAATGACAGTCTTAATAACGTTAACAACAGCTGGGGCAGACACAGGTCCTTTTAATCTCTACTCAAATGTAGATGGTTATGTTTCAGCATTTGAAACAGGGGTGTCTAAGGCAGCTCTCCAAGCTGGTTATTCATCTGCACTTGTTCCTAATGGTACAACAACCATAAGAATAAAGTCTACGGGCACTTGTGTAAACTACATAGATGTTACAGTGGTTACAACTACTACCACTACTTCTAGTACTTCTAGTACAACAACATCTACTTCTAGCACCACAACAACGTCTACTTCTAGTACCACAACAACCACTTCTAGTACTGCAGCACCTACTCAGTTGTTTGTTTATGCAAAGTATATAAATTCTCCATCTGCTGGTAATTTACAATTTAGTATAAACTCAGGACCAAATTTCAATGCTGGTGCTGTACCAACATCATCTTGTGATTATATGTTTACAATAAGTGGAATCACTGCAGGAGATAGCATCACATTTACTGACTCAAACACTCAGGCAATTGCAGGAAGTACATCTGTTTGTCCTTCAGGGCCTGGTGGATTTGGCTGTACATACAACTACTCTGTATTAGTGTCTGGTCCACAAACTGCATACATCTCAGTTGACGGAGCTAACGCTTGCTAAAATAAATAAGAATGCCTAAGACAATCATCATAAAATTAACTAGCTCAGGACCTACAACAGGACCTTTTACAATCATTGACCAACTTGGAAACACTCTAGCAACGGGTGTTTCCAAGGGGGACTTGATTTCTGGGGTGAGCTATGTTGTAGATGATGCTGTTAATGTCATCACTGTAGAGTCTACAGGTAAGTGTAAGAGTAAGAAAAACTTCCCTGTCACTACAGTTAATCCCGTGAGTTTAGCAGCTACCACGTATAAACAAATATCAACTGCTTGTATCTGGAGGCACCTGAAGAATCCAGTGGTGTACAACTACTTCTATGGAAACATAGAACCTTACATCATTGAGTATCCTTTTGCCTATCAGTACCAGGATGAAATCTTACAGAGTGTACAGGATTACACCAAGGCATATAGATACTTCCCTGATCCAGATGGTATATCAGATGACAACCGTAAAATAGAAACCGACAATGCTTGGTTTAATAAGGCTGTCCTTTACAATGGTCAACAGAGTACAGGTGTGCTTGAGTTGGTTCCTAAACCAATCAACAACCTCAAGGACTACTTAAAGTATCCTATATACAACACTGATAGTAAGACAATTACATTCACTAAGAGTGATAACTTCTACCAGTATAATACATTCTGGTCATTGGTAAAAGACAAACAACTACCTCTCTTCATACGCACGTGCGAGTCTCTGTCTTTAGATAAGGTGGTGAATCAGGTGAATATGGATTATGGTAAGAGATCCTTCAAGAAGGAACCTCTACGTGCTAAGGAATTAAAGGTGCGACACATCCTAGATAACCGTAGCGATGCACACTTAGTATCACAGTTTATTTACACACCTGCTCAAATCTCTTACAAGTAATGAACAACTGGCTAGATAAATATGAACAAGGAGGAATGGTCTTAAAACAAAAGACCAAGGATAACTATGGAAAGAAAGCTAACCCAAACAATCCTGATGTATCACTTCCTCCAGAATTCAAAGGATTGGCATACAACACTAAGGGACGTAACTATAGTCCTGCATGGGGTGGACAGTTTGAGAATGGTGGATATGTAGCTCAAAAGGGTAAATCTATTCCTACAACAGCAGATAGTGTACGTTTGTTTAATTCTCAAATGGCTCTCAACAAGTTTTATGACAATGAGATGAAAGCTGGAAAAATTAGAAAATTTCCAAGAAGTTCATATTCAAGTGCTGATGTGTCATATAATTTTTCTCCTAGTTCGTTAAAACGGCTTAATGAAGAAAACTTACAATTTTATCGTGAAAAAATAAAAGAGAGAAATACCTTTAGAGGTAGAGGTATTTATGATGAAAATTACGCAGAATATTTTAATTTAAGTCCTGAAAAAGTTCGTGAACTAGAAAATAAAGGATTAGCTCAGACAAAAGGTAATTCTGAATATCAACAATATTATAGAGATCTTATAACTCCAATGCAAAACTTAGCAAGTCCTTTTGCATTAGTTGATTCAAGAATACGTCCACAAGGACAAATAAGTTATGGTCCAATAATAGATGGTACTAATAAAAATGTCTATCCAGGAGGAAGCGTTTCAGTATTTGATTATGACCCTCTTGCTATTAAACCTTATCACATGAGAACTGATAAGGAAAAGATAGAGTGGGAAAAGAAGTATGGTAAAAAAACTACCACTGAGAAATCAAAAACTGAACCAGAAAAGAAAAAGACTCCAGTAACTAAAAAATCTGAAGAAACTAAACCAGCACCATATACTCCTAAAGGAAGTAAGAAGTATATAGTAAATGGAATAGAGGTTAGTGAAGAAGACTTCTTAGGTACAGGTAGTACAACTGGTGGTAGCAAAAGAATTATATATAGTACACCAAAACTAAAAGATCGTAAAGTTCTTCGTTTAGATGGAACTCCTGAAACAGACCCAGAGAAGATTCGTAAGGCTATGCGTGCACAGGAAAAGGATGATGAGTTTCAAGATGGTGGTAACTTGATGCCAGCTATGGCTGGAGCTAACCAAACTATGCCTATGTATCAAATGGGTGGTAGTATTCCAGGTGCTGTAGGATTCACGTACGCACGTACAGTTGGAGCTGCTCCTAGTAACGGTCCTTATGCTAAGAAGACAAAGGCTAGTGCACAGAATGGTATGGAGATGAAATACTATCAGGAAGGGCTAGACTTCAAGCCTAAGACCATTAGTAAGAATGGTGGTTGGTTAGATAAATTTGATACAGCTCAGGATGGAAAATTTATGTCCAATCTTATATCTAAGGAGGAGAATAAAAACAGAGGTGATATAGCATCCTACTTTCCTCAAATACAAAGGATGAAGGATGAACCTAAGATAAAGGAGGTAATTGTTAAAGCTGATCAGAAAAGACAAAAACAAATACTTGCAGAGGCAGTTGCTATAGGTAATAAAAACAGAACCACTGTTAAACAAGACAATAGAACATCTAGAGAGAAAAAGATTGCTGAACAAGAGTTATTAAATCTTAAGAGAGATGAAGCTTTAAGAAATTCTCCTCTTGCTCAAACAAT